GGATGAATTAGCAGAACATTGGGATACAACAGTAGAAGCTGCAAAACAATCATTATGTGCCAATTGTGCTGCATTTGATATTTCACCAAGAATGGAAGATTGTATGCCTGGCCCTTTATCAGATGAAGATGGAAGATTAGGATATTGTTGGATGCATAGTTTTAAATGCCATTCAGCTCGTACTTGTAGAACATGGGCAAAAGGTGGGCCTATAGTTAAAGATACTGTATCTTACGAGTGGCAAGAACGTAAAGAAAGTGAGTAAACCTTACACAGACATAGAAGTTACAGACAAATATATTATTCGTGAATTTAACGAAAATATAGACCCAACTGAATTACTATGGCATCGTGATTTAAAAAGTCGTAAATTAACTGTTTTAGAAGGCAAAGGATGGTATCTTCAAAAAGATAATGAACTACCTGTGGAAATGATAAAAGGAAATACTATATACATAGACGCACTTAAATGGCATCGTGTTATTAAAGGCAATACAATACTAAAAATTAAAATAAAAGAATATTAACCCAGCACCCCATATATAAGGAAGCCCATAATTTTGGGCTTTTTTTAATATGTATAATAAAAAATGGATACTTTTAACTTAAATTATTATCTTTACAATAATCCGCTATTAACTGAAAATATTGCAGATCCAAAAGAAAAAGCAGTAGTTGATGATTTAAAAGATGATATGAGTAATATCTTAAAAGGTTTAGAATCATCTTTAGATAAAGCTAGTAAAGAATCAGCTTCTAAAGGTCAACAGCCTACAAATGAAGGTGCTTTATTAATTGCAAGTATAGCAGTAGCTCTTCCAGCTATTTTAGGATTAATTTCTAAAATAGGTAAGGTAGCAGGTGCGGGTATAAATAAATTACTTGGAAAAGTACCTAGTGAAAAAAACGCATATAATGAATGGATGACTAAATTAGGTCATATTGCTGATGAATTGCACCATCTATATTTAAAACCTATTCAAGGTATAGTTGGTAAATTTGTTAAAGATAAAGTAAAAGCAGATAAAATATCTAATGGTATTTTTCATCTTATTGTAGCATCTTTTTTAATAGCCTCAGGAGTAGGCGCTGTAAAAGCACTTCAAGCCAAAAACGTATCTTTAGCTACTTTAGAAGGAGCTATGGCAGCTGTTAAAGCTGGTGAAATAAAAGCATTTATTACTGGTTTAGCATCTTAAATCTTTATAAAAAAAATTAGGCCTTTAAAGAGGCCTTTTTTATTTTTATACCAAATAAAAGTTATGAATATATTCTACATTAATAATGATCCAACCCTAGCAGCACGCGAATTAGCAGACGACCACATTCGTAAAATGCAAATTGAAAGTGCTCAAATGTGTTGTACGGCACATTGGGAAACAGGTGGAACAGCACCATACAAACGTGCTCACAAAAATCATCCCTCAACAATTTGGGCAAGACAATCTATACAACATTATAGATGGCTTATAGCACATGGTTTAGAAATTTGTAGTGAATTTACTAAACGTTATGGTAAACGCCATAAAACACAAGATATATTAGAATGGTGTAAAACAAATGAACCTAACATCCCAGATAATGGTTTTACAACACCCCCACAATGTATGCCTGATCAATTTAAAGGACCGGATACATTAGAGGCATATAAAAGATTTTATGTACTTGATAAAGTTGGCGTTAAAGGGTTAAGTTGGAATAAATTAAATAATAAACCTTCATGGGTTGTGTAATATGTATAATATATAACTAATATACAATGTCAAAACAAATATTATCCGAAGAATTTAAACGCATGCAAAAACTTGCAGGTTTAATTAATGAAGCATTTGACCCATTTTTAGATACTGAAGAAGGTGGATATATGAGAGAATATATTGATGAGATAGCAGAAGAAGAAGAATTAAATTTAGAATATCGTGATGAATTTAATACAGCTTTTAAATTGGCATTAGCTAAACTTAAAAAAGATCAACCACAACTAGATTTTGATGCTATTGAAGCAAATAAAGAATCATTTTTCTAAATTAAAAATACAGACCGATTCATAGCCGGTCGCTCAAAAGAGATAAAATATGGAGCTGTGGCCCACCCAAAAGGTGAGCCACTTTTATTTTGGCTTCCTAGATAAAAAATTGTATATTTAGTCGACAAAAAACGGCTTTTAGATATAAATAGAAATATAAAATATAAATAATATGAAACAACAAAAAATCGTAGTAGTTGGAGGAGGGGTATCAGGAATATGTGCTATTACTAAACTAGTAGATAATGGATATCCTGGAGAATTAATTACAGTTATTGATAAAGGCAATGATCCATATAAACGTAAACCTGAAGAAGTAATGACAGGTTTCGCAGGTGCGGGAGGATTCTCTGATGGCAAATTAACATATCATACATCAATTGGAGGTGTTTTAAGTAAATATTGTGGTGAAGAAAAAGCTTATAATTTAATGGACCAATCAATTGAAATGTGGAAACGTTTTCACCCTGACCCCTCCAAAATCATGTACTCAAATCCACAAGCCGAACCCGACTTCATCAAACCGTATTTTGGTCTTCGCCTATTCCCAGTTTACCACATTGGCACAGATTATTTACACGAAATAGGAAAACGTTGGTACGATTATTTAGTTGATAAAGGTGTAAATTTTGTATGGAATAGTGTAGTATGGGATATAAAATTAGAAGCAAATTGTTTATATCACTTTGATACCGAGGATGGACATCCAATGATGACAACAAAAGAATACTATGATAAACTCATCTTTGCAGTAGGCAAGTCAGGTATTGACTTTGCTCAATCATTATCAGACAAATATAAACTACCAACTGAACCTAAATCAGTACAAATTGGTGTTCGATTTGAAGCACCACAAAAATATTTTCAAAAACTAATTGATGTATCTTACGATTTCAAATTATATCAAAAGTTTGATAATGTTAGTTTACGTTCATTTTGTACTAACAATAACGCTGCCTATGTGGCTGTTGAAGAAACTTATGGAGACATTACTTACAATGGTCATGCGAAGAAAGGCAAAGAATTTGAAAACCAAATGACTAACTTTGGTATTTTAATGGAAATTAAAGGTATCGAAAATCCATTTGAATGGTCACGTAATATAGTTAATAAATTACAATTTGGAGGTAATGGATTATATTATTCACCAAGCCGAATAGTATCTAAAACATCAGAAGGCACAAACGTATCTGCACACCAAATAGATTATTTAGATGGTGTAAGAGAAATAATGGGTGGTTATTTTGAATACGTTGAAAATTTTATTGACCAAATGAATAAAGTATTTAACTTTGGAGACGATTATGGAATTTACATTCCTGAAGTAAAGTATTTGTCTCCTGAACCCTTAGTAGATTATTCAAACTTAGCATTAACTAACTACCCAAATGTACACTTTGTAGGTGATGCTTTATCAGCTCGTGGTATAACAGTAAGTGGAGCTCATGGTATTTATGTAGCAGAATCTCTGATAAAGTAACATACGTATCAGTATGGAAGAAGATTTTCCGGAATTTGTTGAAAATTTTTAAATACAAAATATTTGGAAAAGTAAAAAAAAATATTTACTTTAATGAATAAATTATACCACTATGGAAAATAAATCAGATCAAAAATTTGGCCCTCCTAAAAAATATGTTAGTTCAGATGGAACTGTAAGACATGTTTGGAATGGCAAATTACACAACTGGGATGGACCAGCTTATATTCCTAATGGGGATGTAAAAAAAGCAGAATATTACTTAAATGGAATTAAGTATACTAAATTACAATGGGAAGAAACTATAAAAAATACTGAAGGTTTACCTTGGTATAAAAGTTCAGGTGCTGTAGGTACTAGTAGATTTTAACTATGAAAATAGGTTTTATCCTCCCAGGACGAGAATTTTCAAATAACTTTTTAAATAGTTGGACTAATTTAATAAAAAATATTCCATCAAATTGGGATTGGTTTCATATAACAGGTTATGTGCCTAATGTGTTTTATAATAGACAAGCTCTTTTAGATAGAGCTAAAATGCTTAGACCTACCCACTATATGTGGATCGATAATGATCAAGTATTTGATTTTAAAATGTTTGAACAATTAGTAAAACATAATTTACCTATTGTATCAGGCATATATAAGAAAAATCATTTAATGTATGCTTGTTGTGGTTTAAATGGTAAAACATTAACAGTTAATGATGTTGAAGGTAAAAATGAGTTAATTGAAGTTAAAGCAAACGGAATGGGTTTTATGTTAGTTAAAAATAATGTATTTGATTTAATTCAAGATCCATTTGAACCATTAGATTTTGATCAATGGGAAGATTTTTCTTTTCAATTAAAAGCTAGGGAAAAAGGATTTAAGTCGTATATTGATCCTACAATTATAGTAGGACATGAGAAAAAAACAATATTATGAAAATAGGATTCTGCGGCACAATGTCAGTAGGTAAAACTACATTAGTTAATTCATTGAAAAAATTACCTGAATTTAAAGGGTATGAATTTAAAACTGAACGATCTAAATATTTAATGAGTTTAGGTATTCCATTGAATACTGATTCTACAATTAAAGGTCAAACAGTATTTTTAGCTGAACGAGCTAGCGAATTAATGTTAGAAAACATAATTACAGATCGTACTTTAATTGATGTAATGGCGTTTACTAGATGTGCTAATTCAATTAATTATTTAGAAAAAGATTTATTTTGTGATTTAGCATCATCAATGTTAGGTGAATATGATTATGTATTTTATGTTTCACCACAGGGGGTTCATATAGAAGATAATGGTGTTA